AGTAGGTGCTGCTGGAATCGCGTACACTTCCACTTCTATTGGAGGGCTTTCTACATTGATAGGACCGGGTTATTATTCTAACTCAACATTAACCTTCAATTACATTAATGCTTCTTTTAGCACCGCAACGAGTGTGCTTCCTATAGCTGCTGCGGTAGTAAATCTAATTCAATCTACTTTTACATTCAACCAACTTAATATTGGAACAGGTCTTCCTGTCAATTTGACTAAATACACTTTGGATGTTAGCGGTTCTGTGCTGTTTCAAAATGGTCCTGTCTATTTGAGTACTATTGTTGGCGTCCAGTATCCATTTGGTTCTACATTGAGTGGTGCCCTTGACGTTAATGGTGTTACTTATTCACGTGGATTCGCTTCTAAAGGATCAATTGGCCCCCAATTCTATAGAACAGGCTCAACATTGGGCGGATTTGCTGCTGATAATCGCTTTGTAGTTGGTCAATCTTCACTATCATATTTTGGAACGGGCTTGGATATTAGCGGAAATATCAATTTAACAGGTAATTTATTTGTGAATGATAATGAAATTAACTTATCGCCCACTTGGAATAAGATTGGATCTAATGTGACTTATACACTAGGAAATGTTGGAATCGGAACAAGAGCCCCCCAAAATAGTTTAGATGTAGCTGGAACTATCCGGTGTCAAGCATTACAGATTGTTAGTTTCGTTGATCCGGGCACAGGACAAGGAAATACGGGTGATGTATCGCTGATTAATATACGAACATCTACATTAGTTGTTTCAACAATTAATAGTTTTCCAGCATATCCTGCTCGTTCTGGTTGGAGTGATTTGCTTCTTCAATCCACATTAACAATAGCACCAAAAGTAGTGTGCTCAACTGCGGTGACTTTGAATGCGTCATCCTTCTTAATGGCTACAGCGAATCATAACTTTGTAAATACAACCGGTGCTTTAAGAACAGGGTATACTTATGTAACTGTGAATGGTTATCCTAGCCGAAGCACGATGATTACTTTGGCAGGAGGAGCGGCGGGTTCTGTATCGCTGGGTCATCGCATATATGAAGGACCGGGAACGTATACAGTTGCGGCATGGTCATACGCGGATTCTGGGACCGGTTCAATTCTCGGGATACGAGCAGATGTTTCGGCTACGGGAAATATGTTTTAACTTACGCAACAAGTTCATCTAGGTAAGTACACACCTGCTGGAAAAAACGGCGTTGAATGGCTCCATCTGGAGTCTTCCAACGATTCCGTTCAGCAGGAAGTTCTAAGGTCGCAACCAGTTGATTGCCCAGTTTGTGAAGAAGTTTATTCTTCTTATGAAGAGTAATCAGTTTTTCCACGAGTGAAGATGTTGTACAGGAGGGTGTTCCAGACTCAACAACGCCAACGAATGCGGGGATGATACCAATGTCAATCTGAATGGCTGATGAAGGGATTTGTACACCGTCATCCGTTAAGGTTGACATATCCTTGTCGTAATAATATACACTATAGAAGTCGTTACCGCTACGAGCATCCTTGCCAATGAAGAACTTCCAGTTTTCTGGATAGGCTGTGGCTTGTTTTACTTTTTTTCTAGTCTGTGGCATTGGATTATGATAGGAGGGATATACTGCTCTAGAAACAACAGGACCAGCAGGGCCGGCATCAGCAGCAGAAACAACAGTGCGAACAGAACGAGTGGCAGGACGAGCAGCAGGCATAGCAGCAGGCATGGCAGGACGAGCAGCAGGAGCAGGCACAGGCTCATTATCGTTTGCTAAATGGCGGAACGCCCTTGTCTGCGGTCTTGATGCTATTCTTTCAGTCGAACCCGCTTTCCGCGTGAACTGCGGAACACGATAATCAGGGACAACGCGGCGAACAACGCGACCAAGTATATCCATGTTTGACAAGGTCAATTTCCTCGGAGCAACAGGATCCATTACTTCACGTCCTCTTTCTCTTTCGTGGCGGATATGCCGATCTAAGTACTCCGCACGTAAGCAGGTTCCAGCAGATGTCCTGATCAGACTACTCATCTCATTCTCAGCCATGGCCTTAAGATTCTTGCCTGTAAAAGGCTCCTCAGAATTTGAACATTGGCTAGAAATCCAGTTACGCATTACTTCACGTTGACCTAGGGGAATTTTACTTGCCTTCCTTGTGTAAAACATCGGTACACGTAAATCACGTGATTCATCTTCCCCTAAAGGACTGCGATCAATTCTACGTTGAACGCGTCCACCCACTTTTACGCACTTCCCCGTTGCGGGATTCAGGATTTTTCCTTCAGGGCATCCATCTGAGTTATTACTTAGACGACGTGTAAAGGTAGGTAGAGTAAAAGTAGGCCGACGAGACTGGGTAAATGATCGTGTTAAACTTCTTGCGAATTCAGGAAGAGCATCATAGACAGGAACTGCTGCTACACGAGTTCTCTGAAAAGCAGGGACAGATTGTAGCCGTTTTCCTCGGCGACCTTCTGCTTTTACACATCGTAGTGTATTTGGATTAAATACTAAACCAGGCGGACAGACCGACATCCTATATAAGAACGGTGAAAATAAGTATCGTAGAGATGGGCGGAGTTGTTGGACCCGCAATGTATTCAATTGAAGAGGGGGGGCACGCCCTACTAGAGCGAATCCGTACAGGGATACCGTTTGTAGCAGGGAAATTAGGAACAAGTGAATTGGAAGCTTTGCTTTATTACAAGTCTCATGGTAATGGCGTTTTCCCCCTTCACATTCTTAAAAATATGAAAATAAATGCCGGAATATTCGGGACTAACGACTGTGTCAAGGAATGGTGTGTATATATGCTGGAAAACCTTGCTTTAATGGACGAGATTGTGCTTTGGAGTCCCAGCTTACCCGCTCAAGAACGTTATTTTGTACGGGACAATTGTCCAAATGTTCACACGTATTTACCGTTAAGAGCCTTAGAGCCTTTTTATCAGAAAGAAGCGGCTAATCGTTGGTCACTAGCAGTTGGATCCTTTTGTGTTGTGACACCATTTGCGTCTTCAATTGATAGCCAATGGTCTCACCGAGATGCTTTATTCCCGTATCCTTTATTCGGAAATGCGGAGTTCAAAGGCTGCGTTCGTGTTGGATATTCGCCACTCATTTGTGGCGTGGGTGAACCATGTTCTTGGCCGCAAGAAACACTTGAAGGCGGTTGGTTATCGGCGGTTCTATCCGTGGTAAACGAATGCGTTACCAAAGACGTGGACTTTGTATTTGTGGGGGCCGGTGCGTTGAGTCTGCCTATTTGCTTTGAACTAAAGAAAAGAGGTATCTCTGCTATACACACGGGGGGCGGAACACAGATAATCTTCGGTGTTAAGGGTCAGCGTTGGTTATCACATGGCGTGATTTCAGGGTTTTTCAATACGGAATGGACAACACCTTTACCCATGGAAGTTCCTTCAGGTTTTCAGAGGATTGAAGGAGGATGTTATTTCTGAATTATATTATTATTTAGCCACTGCTCATACCAGTCAATGGACCGCTTAAAATTCATTCCAGGCTGGAAAACAATCGGTCGGCGTTCCTGCATAAATGCTAAAACGGGTTGTTGAGGTTGCTTCCAAAGCGTCATCAAGAACATTAAACACGCAGCGGCTGAGCGTTGCATACCAGCAGCACAGTGAATTAAAATAACCTTATCCTCATGGTACTCCCGCAGAAGTTTGTAGACAATTTCCGGACTCCACTTTGTCATATTGTCAATTTCCTCATCCTGTAGATTATCATCTACGGGGACGCGGTACTGGTTTATTTGTTGCGGCAATTGAATAAAGGGAATATCCTTGGAACAATTAAAAATAACATTTACTTTTTTGTCAGTTAAGAAATTTTCATCTAGGGCGGCCCGAATACCTCCAAGATAAAGACGGTTGGGAATTATTTCTGTTGCGGCGGAACTATCCGGTCCAATGAGTGGCATCTATTCCACGGAGTCAAATGAATCGGCTGGATTTACCGGAGGCAAGATTGCTAGAATAGAAGGCACTAATGAATTAAACATCAACATATTGTATTCAAGTTCAACGGCTGAAGGACGATCTGTAGTATCATCTAGAATGTTATTCCACTCAGATGAAATCTGATAGTCTAAGGAATGAACTCCATTCAGAAAACTAGCAATATTAGTGGAAGCAGGTGTATGCGTAATAATATGATTAACTATCTCTTCAGCAAGATCCGGCATCGGCGTATCCGCACTTGCTGTAGAAGCGGTCTCAGTTGTGGCATCGTCTGCGACGTCATCTACGTCATCATCTACTGCTACGGCTACGGGAACTGCTGGAATGAGCAGCCTTACCAAAGCATTCTTCCGAGCCGACAAATACATCTTTATGCGATGATGGGTATTTGCCCAAAGACCCTTTACTATTGTTTTAAGAGAACTGAGGTCATTCCAGTCTGAGCGATTGAAATACTTAAAACGGGAATACTGAACGAGATCGGGCAGAATGCTTTTCCACTTAGTAATAAGTTCCAGACCTGCTGCCTTCTTAGCCGGCTGTTCTGTCTCAAGTGAAAGAATCCATCGGGGAAGTTCATCCTCCAAGTCATCACGTGAAATTCCAGTATAAAGTATTCCAAACTCTTCCACCATATCCAGCCACATCTCAATGGCATCCGGCAGATGAATCTCAGTAAACAACTCACGGCAGGCGTAGAGGGTTAGGTCGGGGCAATTCTCTACTACCAACTTCTTCAAGCAGAAGTCTGCTGCTTGAAACTTAGGAAGAATATAGGGAACGGGCTTCCTGTTGTTTCCACACCAGATATACAGTTCATAAATGATATGCTGGATCTGACCCAGCGTGAAAGGTGCGTTTGTAGTGGGATTTTTAGGCCAAAGAGGAGCGGGAAAACCGTACTCTGAGTGGTGAAGATACATCTTCAAACTCTTGAGGAGCGTATCTCCGTGAATCCTGTACGAGCAGCGACTAGGAATATCTAGCCACTCAATACAGTTTGTCGCCTTCGGGTCCTCCATTGTCTCATAGTTAGGAATCGGCATCATCTTCTTGCGTGACTTGCGGATGAGCCAAACATGAACGAGACGGCACATCTGATAACGAATCTTAATGAACTTGTTCCAGATCATTCTATAAGGATTAGGCTTTAATTCAGACTTGACCTGAAACTTAAACTTGGAAGGAACAGACAGATTGGAAAATTCCTTAGGAATTGACTGGATATATTCCTTGAGTTCAAGAAATGGCTTAGACACACGCAGATTTGCTTGAGTGCTAGAATGGGATGCCTCTAGCAGTTGCCGGAAAATCCGAGTGTGTCCTACGGGACAAGGCTTAGCGTAAAACTCATCAAATGTCATCGGATTGAAAAGCGTCTTTGTTACCGAAGGTGTGCGTCTTCCCGCGACCAAGATGCTGATGCCATTATATTGATTTGTCTGTCCTAGGCCTAGTACACGACGACGCTCTCGGTTATACGCCCTAGCAGCAAAAGGACCCGCACCAATAGCAAACTCTGACTCAATACGAGCACGGGTAGTGGTCTGTTCGGGAAGCAACTCTGGATTATCAACTGTATCCCTTGGATCTGATTGAAAACCCACATTACTGAAATCCAACATTCTAGCGACTGGTGGCTGATTCTCAGACATTTTCACTGGCCACTTCTACTACGGTAGGCGTTTTCAATTTTTTGCCGCCCTTTTTTTGAGCAGATGGAGATTCTTTTCACTTATATGAATTTTGTAATATGTCTCTGATGTTGGATCTTTCCAAAGCGTTCCTTCTAGCAGAACCAATTCCTTAGAATAAAGTGTATTTCGAATAGGGTGCCATAGAACATACTTTTGCAAGGGCTCATCGTAAAACCACTGAAGTTCAGGTATATCTGCTAAAGCATCCCTCTTGACAAAGTTACTACTTTTGCGTGTTCCTTCATAGTACGCATGATGTGCTTCACAGGCTGAATGCCCAAACATCTGACGATGAGGACACTGGCGATATATCATAGATCGCATTTCAAGACACATTATTTGGCATTGTGTATCACCATCACTAAGATCACCGGTGATTTCTAGCAGTGACTCTTCGCCCACTCCGAGAATCTTTATCTTTGCTTCACGGAATGGAATACTCAATTCTCGGCAAATTGTCTCTAGGAACAGAACATCGTGTTTGAAAATTACGCCGGACAGGTCCTCTAGGAATCCGCGGGGCAAACGAACCATTGTTTTTCTTGATTTTGGTTGGATCGGCGCGTTAGCCTCAAATTTTTGATTTACTATATACTAGCAGGGGATGTCTGATTATTGGGGCCCAAGAATGTGGTATCTGCTTCATACCTTTTCTATTCGGATGCCCTTAACACCGGATACGCGGCATTTATGGGGACATTTTTTGAAAGCATGTTTGGCAAACATGAACTGCCGGAAGTGTCAGATACATTTCTCAGAGGAACTACGATCACGCAACATAGCGATCATCAGTAAAGAGGAATTAGAAACCTGGTTTTTTCAGTTACATAATGATATAAATCGGGACAATTTCAAGCCCATTTTTACGGAGGAAGAATGGGCTGCTTTTAAAAGTAAGCCGTTCAATAAAGAAAAAATCGTAACAATAGTGGATGAATTATCTGCTTATTTTCTTAAAAACGAGCAGTTAACACATTTGAATGCTGGAAGTACTCGTGTATGGCGGGGCCTAGCGTCAAGAATGATTATTGGGCTCTAAGCAGTACAGACGATTGCTTGCTCGGGATCATCAGTCATAGGAGCCATATTTCGTGTAATACCCAGAACATCCGAGTTGAGCTGTGTATTACATATGTCCAGAATGTGCCAGTAGCCAACTGCTAGACCGGCTCCTAGGCCAGCACTTATAAAAAGACTTACTCCCGTATCACAGCCCATTTGATATCTCAGACCCATAAAGGCCGCCAATAAGACGCCAGATGCTAGTAGACTTATTTGCGTTCTTGATATACGTCGCTGGTAAGCTTCAAAGAGGGACGTATTGCCCTTCTTCTTCATGAGAATCCATGAATTATACATAATGAAGACGAGAATAAAAGCACTCTGTGTCATCCATTCACTAGGAAAGACGAAAGAACGGGCTGAACCACTATAGGGATAGCAGACATTTTCACCTGCTGGTAGGTTAAGATTTTCTGGTGCTACAAAGGCGGATACAACTTCATCGCCTAACATTGGAATGAGCTTTCCAGCAATTGATTGTAAGACTGTTACAAGGAAAAATACCATAAGGACGCCTAAACTGATAAGTGACCAGGTTGGTTGAAAAAAGATTACGCCCAATACCATGAAACTAACAGACATGGTGAAAGGAAAGTTTTGAAGACTCTTTAAAGCAAATTCCCAGATGACTAAATCTGCTCTACGAATACTTGATGGTATAGGCATTCCCTATTTTAGGCTTTTATTTATTATTTATTTGGGTCAGCACATACATAAATCGGTTTTTCATCCGGGATGCGTTTTTCTAGCAGAGGTAAGTGGAGAACATTGATTTGGCGTCGGCCAAGAGTAGCAACAACAATAGAAACAAATATGAATGCTAGGATTATACCTAGGAGCATGCTTAGAATGACTGACCACCACGGTTCACAGTCAGTGACGTAGCGAATTATTCCGAGGGCCGCCACGAGTAGACCTGTTGTAATTGTAAAAACACGGAGCCAACTTGATGTCTGCGGTCTCATAGAAAGTTCATCCTTGAACATGTATTCTTGTGTAGAAACAAAACCGAAGATGTATCCCATAACTGTCATATAATAGGAGGGAACTGAACCGCCTACAAGTTCATCCGCGTGACCCATAACCAATAAAGGACGAGACCATGCGGCTCCAGGAAAATGACCACTACACTTATTAGCCCCACCTCCAAGTAAGCCGCCTGCTCTTTCAAATACAGGTTTTTGGAGACGAATCATATCACTTAGGACACCCTGTGTTAGGCCTGTTGTAATAATACCAGCGGCAAAAGATGCTAAAGCGGGCTGCCAACCGAGTACAAATGTAAGGAACAATGAACCACTTAGTAATAAGTCGGGGAGTGTGCGAAAAGCATAGCGTGCTTGTCCTTTTGCTTCTTCGGAAATAAATTTTGCGTTATCTTCTAATAATTGTATAACGCCACCTGCTTCAGCACGATGTCTTACTCTTTGTGCTAATGCGTCAACCGCAAATCGTGTGAATTCTGCCATCCCTACATTATCCAATTATTTAAGGAGCGGCGGCGTTAAATAGATAGATGGGGATACCTTCTTTTTACCGACACCTTCTTCGGCGTTTCAAAAATATTACATCCGGTTCTTTCAAATCACTGGTAGAAAATGGTGGTGAAGTTTCGGCTTTCATGCTGGATTTTAATTGTATAATTTATGCGGCTATGAAGACCGTAAAGCCCGTGGCAACTGAGCCTTATGAAGTCGGGTTGCGAAGGGAAGTCGGTGTATGGCTAGACCGACTTGTTAGTATTGTGAATCCGAAAGATGAAGTGTTCATCGCAGTAGATGGGCCAGTGCCTCTAGCAAAGATTCATCAACAGCGTTTACGTCGCTTCAAGTCCGTGTGGTTGCGTAGGCGGGATGCTGGCTTACGAGCAGATCTGGGTTTACCAATAGGGGAGGAGGGTTGGGATCGTAATTCAATCACACCAGGTACTGCATTCATGGATGAGATGAACCAATTTTTGGCGGGATGGGCTCAGAAATGGAACAAGCAGGGTAAAAGCCAATGTGTCTTGAGTGGCTCAGATATGGCAGGTGAAGGTGAACATAAAGTTATGCAACGATTGCGGTTGCTGAAGGAAAAAAACGTAGTTGTCTACGGCTTAGATGCGGACTTAATTCTACTGGGAATGCTCCATGCGGATTTAACAAGTAATCGTATTATCTTGTGTCGTGAAAACGGGGAAGGAACAGTTACAGATGTGGCTGAACTAACTATACAATTCTTTGACCCGACTGCTGTTCTTGAAGCTATGTGGAAAACGCATTGTCATGATGGGACTTCGCGGTCTATATGGCTCCGCGATTACGTCGCTATCATGTCTGTGCTGGGAAATGACTTCATGCCACATTCACTCGGTTTTAGTATTCGCGATGACGCAATTGCATTTATTCTGGATGGTTTGGAAACCGTATGTTTATTAGAGAAGGCACGGCTTAACAATAACGGGAAGATTAATCAGCGTGTTTTATTGAAATTTTTCACTTGGTGTTCAGCACAAGAGCATGGGCGGGTTAGTAAATGGTTGTATCAGAAAAAAAAGTGGTATCCGCCGTCTCTCAAGCAGACTGAACCCTTTGCTCGTGCCTGCGAAGAGGCCGAATCAGAGCCCATGGTGCGTCAGACAGAGATGTTTCTGCTGGAAGGTGGACAACTGTCGTCGAAATGGAGACAACTGCTAGAAACCTATCATTTTTCTTGTAGTACAGCGGCTGAGAAGGGAGCGACTGAATTCATTCGGGGATTTCAATGGGTTTTTTCCTATTATTTGGATTCAGGGTCGGTGGATGTTAATTGGTATTATTCGTGGTCTTCAGCCCCGACCTTTGCGACTTTGGCTCGGGTTTTAGAAAAGATGGAAGAACTTCCTATAGCGGCTGGTTCTTCTGTTGCGGTTTCACCTATCACGCAACTTGTAATGGTTTTGCCGCCGGAAAGTCATGGGTTACTTCCTATAGCCGTTAGGGAAAGGCTCGGGAAGTATTTTGAGTTTCTACCAGAGTCTTTTTCACTTGAATATTTTGGTAAACGCTTTCTGTGGGAATGCGAACCGATTATTCCGTTTATGCCTAGGGCTCTAGCAGAGAAGATTGCTGGAGGTTCATAAAAATTGACCCTTAAAGCCCCCCAAAATTTGAGTAGGAGAAATGTCGCACAACCTAAAGAATCAGGCAGAAATGAATACAATGAGTGACTCAGCAATTAGGGAGACGAAGGAGGGGGTAATTAGCGTAGAGGATCAGTCAGCTTCGCTGACGGTCTATAAGAGTTTTGACGATATGGGTCTGCCGATGAACCTGCTTCGTGGAATCTATTCATTCGGCTTTACGCAGCCGAGCCGGATTCAGACGCTAGCGGTTGTACCGTTTTCACAGCGTCGGGATATTCTAGCACAGGCCCAGTCGGGCACAGGCAAGACCGGTACATTTGTAATGGGTTCACTGGCTCGTGTAGATCCTGCGATGGTGGTACCACAGGTTCTGATTATTTCACCCACGCGTGAACTATCAACGCAGATTGCGACGGTCTTTTCGGGGATTGGTTCCTTCATGGGTATCAAGGTGCTTCTAGCAGTTGGTGGTTCTGCTCGTAACGAAAATACAGCGGAACTTCGTCGTGGCGTTCATGTGGTCGTTGGAACACCGGGTCGCATCTATGACCTTGCTATCAAGCAGAACTTGAGTTTTAGGAATCTGTCGTCTTTCATTCTGGATGAGGCGGATGAGATGCTACAGGACCGCTTCGCCGAGCAGATTCGGGAGATTGTCCGGCTGGGTCTGCCCAAGACGTGTGCGGTGGGTCTCTTTTCTGCGACGATGCCACCTGAGGTTCTGGAGATTGCTGGAATGCTGCTACAGGACCCGGTTCGGATTGTTCTACAGCCCGAGCAGGTTACACTTGAGGGTATCCAGCAGTATTATGTCCCGCTTGAGAAGGATGAATGGAAGTTGGAGGTCCTCTGTGACATCTATGAGGGGCTTAGCATCAAGCAGTCGCTCATTTACTGTAACACGCGGGACCGGGCTGAGATGCTGTACGCGAACATGATCAAGCGGGATTTTACGGTTTCGCTCATTCACGGTGATATGGATCCGGCGATGAGGGCGGATCGTATGAAGGAGTTTCGCTCTGGTGCGACCCGAGTCATGATTTCTACGGATCTGCTGTCGCGTGGCATTGATGTCCAGCAGGTCTCATCAGTCATTAACTATGACATCCCTTCGCTCAATTCAAAGGAGACGTACATTCACCGTATTGGACGCTCGGGTCGTTTTGGCCGCAAGGGAGTAGCGATTTCGCTGGTGACTCCGACTGAGCATCGCAACCTCAAGCAGATTTCTGAGATCTACCAGTTCCAGATTGAGGAGCTGCCGTCGGATCTGAGCAAGGTGCTGGTTTAGGCTTAGTGGTCAACAACTTGCGTCTTCCAAGGGTCAACAACTTGCGTGTTGCCAAAAATTTGATAAAAAATATTTTTGCTGCTGGTAGTAGCAAGAATGTCTTTGTCCGTAACCTATGTGCGTGCTGAGTGGTGTAAGGTCTGTAAGGTCCTCCTGCCGGAAATTCAGTTGATGTGTAAGAAATTTGCTGTGCCCCTTTTGGTCCTAGACCTTGAGGAAATGTCCGATGATGAGCAGGCGGAGATTACGTCACTGCCCTATCTAACAGTCCTAGAAAATGGGAAGCCAAAGGAGGTTATCAAGGAGAAGAAGAAGGACCGACTAGAGGAGATTCTAGCAGCATCCGTTATTGCGGGTGAAACTGACTTTTAGTTTGGTAAGTTTAAAGCGGCTAGGCAAAATATTTTTAATAGGAAATGAGTATTGACGTACTCTGGGATTTATCACTTGTTGAGCATATGAAGATTGTAAAAAAAATGAATGAAGCCAGCGATGAAAATGAAAAACGGCACATATGGGATAAACGTTGTCATATTCTCCGTTATATTTTGGAGCCTTATGTTTACAATTATTTACATGTAACTTATGGTGCTGCTTTGGATAAATTCTGGCAGACCTATACACCACCCAAGAAGGCTGATAACGCCTTCGTAATTGTTGAGCGAAGACCGCATCCCAATTTTTGGTATATTCTACGAAATATCGCTTGGGCGGGGCCTCAGATGTCAGTCTATATTTTTTGTTCGGATGAGAATGTGGATTTTATCCATACTCTGCTAGGAGATAAAGCCCCACACTATAATATAATCCCGTTTTTTAAGGGCAACATTGCTAGAGAACAGGCTATCCAAGATTATAATAATTTTTACACAGATTACCGAAACTACGAGGCAATTGATGCAAAATATATTATGACAGTCCAAATGGATATCTTCATCCGCCGGAAACTAGATATGGATATGTTCATGACAGATTATTACGGAAACCCGTGGGCATGGATGCAAGATGCTCCTGGTGGCGGCGGTGCAACTGTACGTCGTATAGCAAAAATGATTGAAATCTGTAAAAGATACAGACCTAACCCTGCCATAGAAGACTGTCCTATATCAGAAGATGGTTGGATTAGTGATAAAATTAAGGAATGCGGAGAATGGCCTAGTCTAATTATACGCTCAACTACATTTATGGAAACTCTTCTTTCTAATGATCCCTATTGTGTCCATCAAACATGGACATTTACGGACGTTATTTTGAAGCAGGGCAAAGAAGTTTTTTTGGGATTATGGCGAAATCTGCTGACCTTTACAATTGATTAAATATTTATGAATAGTAGAATGCAACACGATTTTATTTTAAACAATTCAGGTATTAATGAATATATTAAAATAGATGATAGAGGTGCTGTAATTCAACGTCTTTTTGTTTATGAAGAAGGAGGAGGTGGAGGTGGAGGTGGTGGCAGTGGAGGTGGTGGCAGTGGAGGTGGAGGAGGTGGTTCTAGAAGTGGACGTGGACTTCCTGAATTACTTCCCGAAGTACATAGAAGTGTTTACGGAAATAGAGGAGGACTTCCTGAATTACTTAGACCTGGAGGACGCAGAACCCGCAAGAACAAAAATAGAAAGTAATAAGGATTAGTTATAGCTGCTCAAATCTACTAAGGCTGTGTTAGAGCTAGCCAAGAAACAGGGAACTTCTTCTCTAGCAGTGTTGATACCTGATGGGCGTAATCCCGAATTTCCTTCTGTGCGTCCGGAGCATCACGTAGACCACACAGACGGGCATATCCATAAAGTGAACCCGTCTCAATAAACTCCGTGTACATTGACTGCGGCAAGACAAAGCGTGCCTGCTCGGGACATACACCCTGTTGGAGCAGGTCCTTATACAAATCTAGAGCCTGTGTATGCCACAGGTGAACCTTATCTACAACCGCACCATGCTCTTCTACGGGAGTATCCATAGACCCCTGCTTAACTGAGGGATTACGCTGACGCCACATCGTGGGTTCAAAGAACTCAGGATCTGTGTCTACATATCGGCGGCTGATTTCATTACGGCTGAAACCTACCGTGTGCCGAAACCATTCGCGGGCGATGGGGATAGGCATCTTGAAACGGAAGCGAATCTGCGGATGAAAGAACGGACTTACGTGTTTATGGGTTGCCAAATACTTGATTAGCTTTCCGTCACCGGGCGTCATTACAGTGGATTCCTTACCCATAGAAACACGAGCCGCATTTACAACTGTTAGGTCCGAGCCAAAGGTTTCGAGGAGTTCTACTTCGAGCATTCAGTATGACTTATACTTCCAGCAAAAATTGCTTCAAATTTTGTGCTAACTTAGGTAGAATGGCAATGCCACCACTTCAACCTGATTGGGAAGTTATTGGTGCTCATATTACTGACCCAAATGATTTGATTATTGGTCAAGATTATTGGGTTATAGATAAAGGATTTGGAAGAATACATAGACCTCTAGGAATTTTAATTAATTATGGAACTTTAACTACAAAAGAAGAACCAAATTCTAGAGGTCGGGTTGAATTGCGGTTTGAAAAAACCCAACAATTTAGCAATGATCGTGTTGTTATAGCTCATAATAATTTTTGGACAACATTTGGAAATGATAATTTTTATGCCGTAGCGATACCATGGAACTTACAAGGACCCCTTCATCTAAGAAAATCACGCACGAGAAAATTCAGGAAAAATACGAGGACCCGACGCCTTAAGAAGCATCGCTTTTGTTAACTTTGTTGGCGGCTTATTGTACTTAAGTTTATTCGTCTTCTTGATTGAAGGATAAGGCCATTTGTAAGTTTTTTCTGCTTTAAAAGTTTTTGAATACATATCTTGAAGTTCCTTGCTTGGAAGCTTAGCAAAAATCCAGGCAGTCTTACAGATCTGCTCCTTATAACCTGCTTTTAGACATTTTTTAGTAAATTGTCTAATAGAAGATTTTTTCATTCCTTACTTTATATAATTATGCGATTTTAGTAGGGATGGCACAAAACAGAAAGGTGCTTATTCGGTTTCCTTATGGAGGACTTACAAATGAAATTCCTGAAACATGGCTGAATGAGGACAATGAGTTACGTGTCGATATTGCTGCTATGCATCGTCTTCGTGATATGCGTCCCGGGACTGGACGTAGTCTCAATTGGGCTACAACAAATAACATGATAGGATTATCAAATGCGAATAAAAGAAAAATTATTAATGAGGAACAAGCAGAACTACAAAATAGTATTATGGAAAAAATCCAAAATAAAAGAGAAGCTGAACATAGTCCCTTTTTACCTTCTCGGCCTAAGAGTTTCTGTCGGAGAGTTTCAAACGGCGTAAGAAAATGTTTCGGATTTCCGCCTTCAAATAACCACGTCGAAAGATCAAGAACACGTAAGGCTAGAAAACACAGAAATCATACACGCCGCGTTCGTTGAAAGTTTAAAACATAAATCCTAAGTCTCAACAGATGGGGGCAAACCAATCCGTTGATGCTTCACATGTCCGTATCTGGACAAACCTCTGTGCGATTCAGCATCCACCAACAAAAGCCCAAATGCTGGAAATTCTGCTAGCGTCACCTGAATATCGTAACTCTCTGAAGCAAATGGGTGTCCACTCCTTCTGTCTTCAGTGGTTGGCCGGATATAATCGCGGACAAATCTACGCATGGCCATATGCTCCTAACGGACAA